GGGAGGCAGTGGCTCACCAGAAATGGCGGGACAGCGAGGAGCAGTGCCGAGTAACGAACTTGGTTTTTAAGGCTATCAGCGTTTGTGGTGCTGACGGGCTTGAGGAGTCAATCTTCTCGCCCTTGTCACCACGCGTCTACGCGATTCTTCGTCGCGCACGGCGTAAAATAGAACGTTGGTTAGGTCGATTCCAGGTAAGTGAGTGGGTGTCAAGTTGCAGATTCGGCGATGGTGCCACGACTTCATGTCGCGGTGCAGCGTTGAGTGTTGGCGATAAATTGGCATCAACCCTAGAGTATCAGGGCAACGGCAACATCCTCGGGGCGCTCGTTAAGTGCTTCCCGAGGTGGCAGGAGTCTGACCCAACAAGAGGTCCGACATTCTGCCCCGGCAACTTAATGCTAACTGTACCAAAAGACGCCTCGACTGACCGCCCTATCGGTATCGAGCCTACCTTGTCTGGGTTTGCCCAGCTCGGTATTGGCGCGATGCTTAGGGAGCGGCTTCATCGAGTCGGCTGCAACCTCAACGACCAAGGGATTAACCAGTCCCTAGCGTATGAGGCGTGCAGTCGTAGTCTCGCCACAATCGATCTACAAAGTGCATCCGACACGATTGCGTTAGAACTCGTCCGGTGGTTGATTCCACAAGACTGGTTTTTTGCGCTTACATCGTGCAGGAGCTCGTTCACCCTGCTCAATGGTGAAAGGGTAGCTTTGGAGAAGTTCTCGTCAATGGGAAACGGTTACACGTTTGAGCTGGAGAGTCTTATCTTTCTTGCTCTCACACGTGCGACCGCTGACGAGATGGGCACCATCATCCGCATGGGTGACAATTGCCACGTTTACGGCGATGACATCATTCTCCCTGCTGCTATTGTTCCGGAAATCAAGTCGGTCCTACACTTTTGTGGCTTTACGCTTAACGCGCGGAAGTCATTTAGTGCTGGGCCGTTCCGGGAGAGTTGCGGCGTTGATGTCTACAAAGGTACTATTGTCACCCCCCTTTAC